ACCCCCTAAAAATCCTACCTAGGGCAGCTTATTATTTTGTTATCAACTACCACCATTTCCCCAACTACCCCCTATTTCCCCAAACACCCCCCGTTTTACCAACTGCCCTCCGCTCACCCACCCCCTACAAAAAAACTTTACCAAGTTCAAACAGTCCTATATGCTAAAGAAAACTACCAAACCCCCTACTATGGCTGACGCATGGTTGAAGAACTAGAATATGACCCCTCAATTCACCGCCCTCCAGTAGTTGTAGATCATCGGGGGTTGCGGTTAATACGCCCTCTTGCTATCAAGCGGATTGACCCGGATATGTCCTTTTCGCATCACGTCCAAGGGAGTATTCAGGAAATCCTCGATGCCCATGTGGATGCCGCGCCTCTTGGACACACCGGACCTATCTCGATGATGCAAGCAATGATATTGGCTCTAGCGCAAAGAGCAACGGAGGGTCATCTCCCCGCGGCGAAGTTGCTCCTCGAGTGGTACGCGCATGGAGTAGCTGCGCCCACGGGTGGGTTGCCCTCAAACCAAACCAATATCCAAAACAACTTCACCATTGACCCCGTGACTGCACAAATGTTGCGCGGCATTGGAGCGGAAATACTATGATCGAAGCGGAGTTAGTGTTTCGTCACGATATGATCACAAAATATGATTTTCGTGAGTTTGTTAAAAAATGCTTTGCTACACTCAACCCGACAACGCCGCTGGATTGGAATTGGCACATGGAGTTGTTGTGTTGGGAGGCTATCCGCACAATGCCGATGAAGATCAACCCAGTGAAAGATCCGGCGCAGCGGGTGCGAAGGTTGATTATCAATGTCCCGCCGCGTTCGCTGAAGTCAGAAACTTTTTCAGTCGCTTACACCTGTTTTGTGCAGGGGCACTGCCCAAACGAGCAAATGCTAACAGCCAGTTATGCAGCTAAACTAACCATGGACTTGCATAACAAGGCGCGGATGGTGGTGGAATCTGAGTGGTATCAGCGGATTTTCCCGGAAACACAACTGGCTTTCTCCACCAAAACGGAGTGGAAAACCACTAAAAATGGACACCGGCAAACAGTGACGGTCGGGGGGACGACAACGGGTTTGGGGGGTAACATTCTTATCGCTGATGATATTATGTCCGTGGATATTGCTAATTCCGAGACTGAGCGGAATAACGCGAACGAATGGTTTGGTAAGGCTTTTAGCACCCGACTGAGTAACCCGAAGAATGGTGTGGTTATCGTGATTATGCAAAGGCTGCATCAAGACGATACAACAGGGCATATATTGGATAAGGATACCGCGAAAGAGTGGCGGCAAGTGTGTCTGCCGATACAGTTTGACGCACCGCAGGTGCTGCAATACTACGAGGCGGTGAAGTTCGTGCATGAGGGGGAGTTGTTGTCCCCGAACAGGTGGGATGAGTCAGTGATTGAGTCGCTCAAGTCGGCACTCGGGGCTGAGGGTTTTGCGGGGCAGTATTTGCAGACACCAGTGCCGGCGGGAGGGTCTATTTTGCCAGTGGATAAGCTGGAAACGCACGTTGAGGCGGAGTTGCCGCCGTTGAGGTTAGCTGGATGCACACTGGTGGCTTCACTCGATACCGCAAGTAAGGCGAAGGTGAAAAATGACTACTCAGTGATGCAGCTTTGGTTGAACACGCCATATATGAGCTATATGATTGAGCAGGAACGGGTGAAAATGGAGTACCCGCAGCTTAAAGAGTTTGTGAAACGGAAGTTGGAAGAATGGGCACCAGATTTGGTGTTGATCGAGGATAAAGGCTCGGGGACTTCATTGATTCAGGATCTAAGAGGGCAAACGCACCACGCGATCTACCCGATAAATCCGAGGGATTCTAAAACCGAGCGGGCGGAGAGAGTGGCACCATTGATTGACACCGGCAATGTATCGGTAGATAAGAATAATCCGCACTACGGAGATTTTATTATGGAATGTACCTACTTTCCAAAAGGAAGAAATGATGATATGGTAGATGCAATGACACAATATCTTGATTGGGTACGAACCAAGAAGAACGCGCCAAAGGTCAAAATTACACTGTTGTAAGGGTCGCAATGCAAAGAACTTATGTAACCAAATACGCGCCCGCGCAGCTAGAAGAAAAAGCGCGAAAAGACGAAACACTCAAGCATTTCGGGATTTTTTCAGACCCGCAGGGCTATGGTTCTTTGTCAACGATGCAACTGGTCAACTACTACAAGACGGTCAACCCACTTAAAACAGCAATGGATATTCTGTCCCGCTCGGTTTCGGCGACCCCCATCATGTTGGTCAACAAAAAAGATAACTCCCGTATCGACGCGCACCCCGTTTTGGAATTATTGAACAAGCCAAACATCGCTTACCAGAAGACCCGCAAACAACTTTTTCGCTCTATTGCTTTTTGGAAGTCGCTCACAGGCGACTGCTACCTGATTATGACCGGCAAAGGCAAGCCTATGGAGCTGTATGTGGTGCGTTCTCAAGATATTGAGGTACGCATGGCTCCAGATGGGTTTATCGACTACTACGAGTACCGCAACCCACAAAGCTCCACAGCCGAGAGATATTTACGAGATATTGCCTCTGGGCGGTACTTCTCAGCAGATAAAAACCGTGAGATGATCCACATCTCGGAGCTGATACTCGACCCAGATTCAACCGATCAAGGCGCGGTGAGCGACGTGGTGGCTTTATCGCGGGAGATCGAGCAGTACACCAAGGTGTCAGAGCATAATATCGCGCTACTAGATAACGGTGGGCGACCAAGTGGGGCGTTTATTTTGCCTCCAGAGGCAGGGTTGCTCGACCCGAAGGCGCGAACTGCGCTACAGGCGCAAATGAACGCGGTACATTCTGGCGCGCACAATGCCGGGCGGCCCATGTTGCTCGAGGGCGGCTTAGAATGGAAAAACTTTGCAACTTCGCCAAAAGACGGGGATTACAATGCTACCAGAAATGATGCCGAGGCGCAGATTTTCAAAGCAGTTGGCGTTCCGATGGAGCTGGCGGGTAGCTCGAAGAATGTGTCGGCGAACAATCTCGTCAACATACGTCGTGAATTTTACTACTCGCGGGTAGTGCCACTGATGGAAGATGTGTTGGAGTTTTTCAACAATTTTATCATGCCTCGCTACGGAATAGGACAACAAATCGAACTCCAAGTGGACAAGGAAGCCATTGATGTATTTATCGAAGATATTGCGGCGCGTCGGAAACTTACCGAAGGCTCGCTTGTTATGGAAATCAACGAAAAACGCAAGCTGTTCAGGCTTCCAGAAATTGACGGAGGCAATAAGATTATCGACCCTAACGGTCGTCCTATTGCTGGGGAAGATGCAGGGCAAGTAGTGGGTCAAGCTGCGCCCCCTATTGCACCTCCTGCGGTTTCAGGATAATATAAAAGAGAAAATATCAAAGGTTTAGGCTACACATGGAACATAAACGCTTGGAAATTAAGGCAGATTCAGTTCAGGACGCTCCTGAATACTGCACGTTTACGGGGTATGCAGCCACGTTCGGGAATGTCGATCTTGTAAATGACATCATCGAAAAAGGGGCTTTTACCAACACCGTACGACAAAAAAGCAAGTACCCGCTCTATTGGGATCACAGTTCCCGCGAGATGATTGGTTCCGTTATCGTAGAAGAAGATGATAGAGGTCTGTGGGTGCGTGAAGGTCGCGTCAATAAAGGCACTGCACGCGGTAAAGACGTGGCAGCGTTGCTTAAAGGTGGTGATTTGGCAACCATGAGCATCGGGTTCATGATTAAGGATTACGCTTACGAACCCGCCAAAGACGGTGAAAGCTATGGGTTGCGTATAGTAAAAGAAATTGAGCTTCGTGAAGTGTCGCTTGTAAGCGATCCAGCGAATCCACAAGCCAAGGTCGCTTCAGTAAAATCGGTTGAAGCAATCCGTGAAGCAAAATCACTTGCTGAAATTGAGGCGGTGCTACGCGAGCATGATATTTCTCGTGAAGGCGCGAAAGCCATTATCAGTAAGGTAAAAGAATTCTCGAAGGCTCGTGAGGAGCCAGAGGATAAAGACGCATCTGTTCGTGACGAATCGGAGGCAAAGTTTTGGAATGTGCTTAACGCACAATTAAAGCAAACCGTGGCTTCGCTTGAGGCTACACGAACATAAAGGACCATAACATGACAGATAAACTAATGGGTCAACATGAAGCGATGGAAGCGTTACAGCGCGTCCAAGAGCTTGCGACCAAAAACTCGGCAGAAGCAAAAGCTGAAACCGATAAACTAGCAAAAGCGTTTGACGCGCTGGAATCAAAATCTCAAGAATTGACTTTGAATCTTGCAAAAGAAGAAAAAGCTCGTCTTGAAATCGAAGCTAAGTTCGCTGATTTGGAAAAAGCAATGGTTCGCCCGAATCTTGCTACGGATGAGAAGGCTCGTACCGTAGAAGAATTCAAAGCGGTATCTGAGTTTCTTCGCAACGGCGAGAAAAACCTCACCCCAGAGCAAAAAGCATACTTCCGCTCCGACGTTGAAGTGGATGGAGGCTATTTGGTTGAAGGTGAAGTGGATCGCACCATCACCCGTAACTTGGTTGAGATGTCTCCGATTCGTAGTGTTGCAATGGTTCAAACCATCCGCTCTAACCGCTTGTCTATTCCTCGTGAAGATACCAGCGTTACCGCAGGTTGGGTTGGCGAAGGCGGTACTTCTACTGCTCAAGCTGCCAAGTTCAAACGCGATACCATCGACATGAACAAAATGGAAGTTACACTTGCGTACACCCACGAGATGCTTGAAGATTCTTTCACTGATTTGGAAGGCTACGGCTCTACCCTTATCGCTGAGAAAATGGCACAACTCGAAGGTACCGCATTTGTTAGCGGTAACGGCGTTTTGAAACCAGAAGGTTTTGTTGATGCTGATATGGTATCTGTTATCAACTCTGGTGCAGCGGCGGATCTGGGTTTCGACTCAATCATCGACCTCGCAGCGGCGTTGAAAACTGGCTACAACGGTAAATTCTTCTTCAATCGCGCAACCATGTTCGCATTGATGCAGAAAAAATCAGGGACCAACTATTTGTGGTCTGCTGGTAATGTTGCAGCAGGTGTTCCAAACAGCATCTTGGGTCAACAATACGTTGTTACCCCAGATATGGATTCTATCGCGGCTAACGCTTATCCAATCGCATTTGCTGACCTTGCAAGAGGTTACAAAATCATTCAGAAAACTGGCACGACCATCATTCGTGACATCTACTCTCTGAAAAAAGAAGGCAAAGTAGAAACCACTATTTACCGTCGTGTCGGTGGTGGTATCATCCAGCCTGAAGCGATTAAAATCCTCAAATGCGCTGTATAAGAAAGGCGGGAAACTATGTCTCATTATAACAATGAAACGAAGATTGGTCTGAATGTTCAGGCGATCACTACAAGCACCACGACCACTGGTACGTCAATCGACACCAAGGGTTATAACGAAGCGAAAGTTATCGTTGTGTTGGGAGCGCGTACCGATGGCACGCTTACCCCAGCTATCACGGAAAGCGATGATAATTCTACCTTCACCGCGGTTACAGATGACTTCTTGAAAGGCACTGAAGCCGCAGCAGCAGTATCAGCCGCTAATACGGTTGGCACTGTCGGGATTACGCTTCGTAAGCGTTATCTGAAAGTAAACGGCGTATCATCTGCTGTGACCTCTGGGTTCACAGGTGGCATCCTCGTTGAACTAGGCAATCCGCGCCACGCACCAGTTGTGTAGCGATTGAACTTGTAGCTCTGGCACTCCGTAAGGGGTGTCAGAGTTATGCCAATTAGGAGCAGACCAATGAATCTTCATATTACCAAGACATTCAAAGGCAAAGACGGCAGCGAAGTGAAAACTTTTGAGGCAGGTAAAACCTACTTCATTGCTGACCAGAGCCTTGTTGATGTTATTTTAGCCCAAAAATGGGGGGTATTTGATATTTTTGCCCTCCCCGAAGCGGAGGTAGTCCCCACGCCAGAAGAAGGCAGCGATTCGGATGATTCTGAAGGCGGCTACGGGTTATCCGACCGCGCAGTGCACCTCTTGCCTGTGAAGCAATTAAAAGCTATTATAGAGGAAGAAGGTTTTGAAATTGATACCAAGAGCAAAAAGCAAGCAGATATTGCTGAAGCTGTGGTACAAGCCCTGAAAACTAAATATAAAGGATTATAACCATGGCTACTTTATCTGATTACACTACTGATGCGGGTTTTCTGCATGACGGCGAGGGACTTTTCCTCAAAAACACAGCGGCGATCGTTCGTGATAATGGTTCTACGGGCAACCAAGCAACCGTTACTCTGACCTCTGCTCAAATCTTGGCATTGCACAGCACCCCTATCTCTTTAATCGCGGCTCCGGGCGCGGGCAAAGCAATCTTGCCGACCAAAGTAGAGGCGTTCTACGATTACGGCGCAGCGGCGTATGCAGCAGTTGCTTCAGGCGACGATCTCTTGCTAAAGTACACTGACGGCAGCGGAACAACGGTTATCACGGTAGAAACCACCGGTTTCATCGACCAAACCAGCGACCAAAGCCGCTTTGTCTTGAACTCTGGCGCACTCACCCCAACTCCCGACGCTGCTCTCGTTGCGTTCCTTGGCGGGGCTGTGACCACTGGGGATGGAACTGTAACCCTTCGCATCGAATATGATGTGGTAACATTGTTGAGCTAATGCTGTATTCAAAATCACCGAATGAGCATCTGAAAGTCACGCTTTCTTGGACGGCGGAGTTAGCAATTGACACCGCCACCATTGCATCTGTGACATGGACGGTGCCTTCGGGGATTACTCAAGTATCCGCATCTTCCGCAGGGAGCAACACTACGATAGTGTTATCTGGCGGAACTTCGGGGGTTGAGTATTCGGTGAAATGCAGAATTGCCACGTCTGCATCCACTTATTATGAGCAAGGGGTCATTGTCAAAGTCACCGATTCCCTGAGTCAGCCGTCAAATTGTTATGTATCGGTATTTGACGTTGCCTCAGATCTTGGGTTGACGACTGAGGCTGACCTCTCTCGCCTCACCCAGATAGCAAACAGTGTTTCCCGTTGGGTAGAGGACTATACCGGTCGTAAGTTCTACACCCAGACAGACGTGGTGGAGTTTATCCCCGCCCGCGACAAATACCACCTTTATCTCGCTCACGCACCGCTCCAATCTATAACCTCCATCGCTTATGATGGAGAGACGGTTGACGCGGCGGATTATACCATTGCAGGGTACGAAACTTCCACCGTTCGTGCGGTCGATACCACTTGGGGTCTTTACGCTGAGAGCAGCGATAACTACTATACCGTGACCTACACCGCAGGGTTTGTTCTTCCGGGTCAAGTAGGGCGGAACCTCCCATACGACATCGAACTCGCTTGCTCTATGGTGTTAAAAGAGGCATGGAAATCCAAGGGCGCAGATCCGCGAATTTCAAAAATGAGTATTCCACAAGTCGTAACTTTAGAGTATGGTAATGCTCAGAATTTCCGTTCTGCCAAATACCAAGCATCTCAACTGCTAGACAAGTACAAGATATGGAGGTTTTAGATGTTCGCATCCGCCATATCGGATTTGATGGCATTTACTGGTGAGACCCTTACCTTGAGAGTGGACAGCGGTATCTCCAGAAGCGCGGATTTGACGGAAGTCACCCGTACCACCACCGACATTACCGTTCGTGGTTGCTTTCGCAATGAGTTCCATCGCGGGGTTGCAGGGCAAGTCGGCGAAGTGAAACGGACGTGCTACGTTGAAGCAAAGGGGTTGACTTCCTCTCCCACCAAAAATGATAAAATTATTTCCTCTGATGGCATGACCTACAACATCATGTCTGTGGATGCCCGCAAACACGGCAACACCATTCTTGCGTACATCATGGATGTGCAAGGGGGAGCCAATGGCTGATTTAGCATCACAATTTGCCAATGTGGAGAAAAAGTTACGTCTGGCGGTTGAGGCGGTTGCAGCCGATATAGCAGATACCATTGTGCATAGTGTGCGCGAACCCCACGCAAGAGAACACCGAGGGCAAGGTCATCCTTTCGGCTCCCCTGTTTGGTCGGGATCATATCTCACCTCCCATCGGGTGGCGGTGAATCGCGTTGATACCTCCTCCAACCACCTACACGGACATGATCTCACACAAACCGAAGCAGAAGCCTTGCTTTCTCAATACCCGCTTGACGCAATGTCTATCTTACGGCAGCAGCGGTTCAAGATTGGAGATACCATCTCTATCTCAAATAATTCAAAGCAAGGTCAAAGCTGGAGCCATGATGGGGGGTCTAGTGGGCAATATGCCGAAGTGTTACAGACCCGTCCTTCCCCTTGGCATAAAACCCGAGGGGATATGTATAAGAACGCCGCAGATTTTGCCCTTATGTATCTGAAAGAATCGTCTGCCGCCCGTATTTTTACAATGGTTAATTCAAGTAATAAAGCCGCCGCCCCAGCTAAAGTCGAGGTGCGGGTATGAGCACCTTATATAAAACAACTACCGCAACCCTCAACAATGCCATCATTGATGCGTGTTTTGACGCGGGGGTAACACTCCCCCTACTTGGTATGAATGATGACGCAGACGGCGCGGATATTGCCAATGGTTTTTTGCTCTTGGATACTAAGTTCCGCAGAACCAATCAGGTGACGATTAACGGCACTGTATCACGCAAGGTTCGGGCGTTCGGTACCTTCACAGTTTATATCTGCACCCCCATAAACAGCGGTACAAAACAAACATTAGAAATAGCGGATGTATTGCACTCAGCGATGAGCAGCCAACGATTCACCGCGGTGTTCTGTTACCCGGGCTACATTGACAGTGGGCACCAAATCGCTTATTCTAAAGGTAATTACTGGTGTGTACCATTCTTGGTAAACTTCTACATTGAGGAATATATATGATTACTACCGTGAAATTTATCATGCCGTTCAAAAACATCAAAACTGGTGATGTTGTGAACCTGACAGAGCGCAATGCTCGTGACATGATTGCTAAAGGATACGCAGAAGTTTTTATGGCTTCTACAGATGATTTTGAAACCAAAGAGTCCCCTAAGAAAAAGGAGCCTAAAGAATGACTAGTGCAAATAGAGAAGCCCTTGGCTTTATTACCGAAGTTACGGAAAATGTGTTTCCAAGTACGCCAACGGGACAACTCCTGAACTTTACGGGTGTGACCTTTGGTTCTGAGAACTCAACCACTGAATCTAAAACCGTTCGTGCAGATACCAACCGTCAAGGTACGGTTCGTACTGGTCGTACTGTTGCAGGGGATGTATCTTTCGAGTTGCAGTATGGTGGGGTTGATACGCTTTTAGAAGGTGTGTTCCGCAACACTTGGACTTCTGCCCTTGCGGTATCGACCACAGGTGTTCAGTTTGCTGCTTCAGGCAACACCATTACCAAAACTGGTGCGTTTACCAACGCAGTAGTGGGTCAGTATGTTAAAATTGCTGGTGCGTCCAACGCTGCAAACAATGGATACAAGCGTGTTTTGACTAGAACCAACGACGCAATCACTGTTTCAGGCTCTACGCTTGTGAACGAAACCGTTGCAGGTACGACCACTATTAAAGGCTCGCTACTGAAAAACGGCACGACCACCAAAACCTTCTCTTTTGAGCGCGGTTGGTCTGACATCACCCTCTATGAAACCTTCACCGGTGTTAAAGTTGATGGATTCTCTCTAAACGTATCAACTAATCAAATCGTGACCGGTTCTTTGACCCTGATGGGTCGTACCCCAGCAATTGCGGCTTCAACTGCATGGAGCGCAACCACCGCAGCGGTATCTACCGAATCTTACAACTCACTCGATCACTTAGAGCAGATTCTAATTGATGACACCGTAGTGACCAATGATTTGACGGGTGTGACCTTCCAGATGTCAACCAACGCTTCTCGCCGTGAAGCAATTGGTGCTCTGGATTCAGCGGGTATCATCCAAAACTCCATTTCTGTGGCGGGTACGCTTTCTGAGTACCTTACAGATGATGAATTGCTTGGTAAAAACTTCCAGTACACCTCGTTCGCGCTTGCTTTTGTACTCGCGGATTCAGCAGGAAATACCTACGTTGTTCACCTCCCGCATTGCAACCTGAAATCTGGTAAACCAGATAACGGTGGTTTGGATACCCAGATTACTGTGGCACACGGGTTTGATGCTACCTACGACGGTACACTTGGGTACACGGTATCAATCAGCCGTATCCCAGCTTGATTACCCTTGCTCCTTGTGGTAAAGATAAAAGGGCAGCCAGTGATGGTTGTCCTTTTATTATATTACCGGAGCAAGAACCATGAAAACCAACCTCTATAACATTCTCGGACGTAACCTTGATGCGGAAAACGCAGGGGTATGGGTTGCCCTTGAGCATGAAGGCGAAGTAATTAAAGACGTTCAGTTCAAGTTGAAATCTTTTGCATCAGATGCAGGGGATAAATACCGCGACCTGTACGGAAAGTACGAAAAATCACTAGGTAAAGAATCATTGGGTAAAGCTGTTGCGGATGCGCTCATTGAATCGGGTATTGTTTGTGATTGGAAAGGTATCACCGATGAAAAAGGTGCTGCCCTTGATTTCAAAGCAAACGGCGCAGAAGTCCTCGGCGATCCGACCTATGATGCGATTGTTCTTTTCATCATTCAAAAAGCGCAGAAGTTTTCAACTTTCCGTGAAAACGCGGTGGAGAAAGCCTCAAAAAACTAACCACCTACCTCCGATGGTCATCTCAGTTGTGGGGTGTCGAGGACGGGCTGTTAGAGTGGATGGAGGCGCGTCAAGCTAAAGGCGAAAGAGTTAAACAACTCGAGAACCGCCCTGCGCCACTGAACACTTTTGAGAACCATATATGGACTCAATTCTGGAAGTTACGTCACGGCATCCTCGCTGGGAGCATGGGAGGGTTGAACGGTATCTCGTATCGTGATATTCTTGCTTGGATAGAGGTGGAACAGCCCTACTTCTCCGACTTGCAAGACAAGCGAGATTTTGTGCGAATTCTACTGGCCTTAGATAAAGAATTTTTAACGCTCCAGCACGAACGGACAAAAAAGAATGGCTGATGTTTCCGTACAGATAGATATTCAGACGCAAGCAGCGAAAGCCAATTTAGCCTCCCTCGTAGCAGAACTTGGTAAGGTAGAAAACAGTCTCGCAAATCTGGGAAAAAGCGCAGGTAGAGACGTTGGCACTCGCAAGGCATTGAATGAGCAAGCAGATGCGTTCCGAGACTTCAACCGTAAAATTTTAGAATTACAGTTGGCTAACGCCAACTCTATGAAGTCTTACACCTCGGCGTTGAAGAACGCCGTAAAAGAGGGCTTGGTTGGAGCAGAAGAAGCCGCTAAGTCATTTAGCACCGCGTTTAAGTCTGATGCGTTCAAACGAGAGCTGGAAGATAATGAGCGCGCAGCGAAAAGACATGCAAAGGCGTTGAAAGACGCGGCAAAAGAAGCCGCCGAAGCGGGCAGAGGTGCAGCAGAATTAGAGGCATTGAAAGTCCGAGAGGCTATCACCTCTAACATGCAGATTCGTAGGGATGAGGAACAACAACGTAAAAAAATCTTTGCGGATTTGAAAGCGGATATTCTTGCTCGTTCTAAAGAAGAAGCAGCAGCGACTTCAGCGCGGATTGCTCTAGTTAAGCAAGAAACTGCCGAGCTTGAGCGAATGGGGAAAACCCAACGGTCAATCCGTGATAAGCTGAACTTCATGCGGTCAGACGGAGGCATAGTTTATCAATATAATGCTCTTGCCCGTTCTCAGAATGAACTACGACAAGCGACTCAAATTAAAACGGCTGCTTCGTCCCTTGGTTTTGCTGACCACGCAGCGTTGTTCAAATCTGTCGGGGATGGTAGCACCTCTTTTGACAAATTAGAGCGGGCGATGTCCCACGCAGGTAAGACGGCAAACGGATTCCGCGGGTATGTGTATGAGTTGTCTAAAGCGACCCAGCTTATGGATGGCCCTCTTGGCGGGGTTGCATACCGTATTTCGTTGCTTGGAGATATTTTAGATTCCACGGGCGGGAGAATGATTCTGGCGGTAGGTACGATTGCCGCCTTTGGTACAGCTCTTGTCAAACTAGTTTCAAGTGCCAATGAAATGCGTGCGGTGACAGGTTTTCTGAAAAACGTCACGGATTCCACGGCGGAGTACGAAACCGCGATCACCTCTTTGATTGAGATCTCCAAGAACCAATATACAGCACTTGATTCAACGGTTAAATTTTACGGTCGTTTAGCCAATGCCACTAAAGATGTCGGAATCTCTCAAACTGATCTATTGAAAGTCACTGAAACTCTGGCAGCGGGCTTTAGGCTGAATATGGCTTCCGCTGGCGAAGCAAGTTCAGTGATGATGCAGTTCACTCAGGCGTTAGGTTCTGGGAGGCTACAAGGGGACGAGTTTCGTTCTATGGCGGAGAACGCCTCTGTTGTGATGACCAGATTGGCAAAAGCCATTTTGGGACCTTCAGGGACTATCTCAGGGTTGCGGGCGATGGCAACACAAGGCGAACTGACCACAGATATTATCGTTCCGGCGATGGCCCAGATTAACGCTGAAGTTGTGGCTGCGGCTGAGAAGATGCCTCCTACGATCGGTCAGGCGATGACCAAACTCGGAACCTCTTTCGATGAGATGGCTATCAATTCTCGGGTTCTTAATGGGGCAATCGACCTTATCGCTACCTCTTTGGCAGCGTTTGCTAATAATCTACCTGCGGTCACTAACGCGGTGCTTGCAGCATCCACGGCGGTGGCATCTCTCATGTTGCCTACCGCTTTTGCCGGTTTAGCTAGGTTATTGCCCGTGGTTGCGGGGGCTGCGGCAAGTGCCGCTGCCGGAATAACTACCGTTGCAACAGCGGCGGCGGGGGCAACTACCGTAATCGGGGGTTTACGGGCGGTCGTCACTGCTACTATTGCGCTGCTGACTCCGTTCCGAATGGCTTTTGCGGCTTTGACTGTAGCTGCGGGGGCTTTTGCGGCACTCCAACTAGCAGACAGTTTCAAAAACCAAAAAGATGCTATTGAGAGTGCCGTAGATTCTTTATCGCGGGCTAGAACTCGGGTTGAAGAAATCAACGCGACAATGGCGCAGCATCAAGTGACCCTTGGCGGGGTGTCTGCGGCGACTGAGGATTGGGCGCATATATCCATTGAGCGAATCAATGCTATAATGTTGAAAGACAGGGTTTTTACTGAGGCTTTTGTTGCAAACGCTAAAATTCGCTTGGGTACAGAAGCGATGAATTTGACCGCGCAGATTGAGTCAGCAGAAGCCAAGCAGAAGGTGTTGGCTTCTGACGTTGCAGCGTCAGAACAAGCGGATCGGCTTGCCCGCGCTCTCGGCTCTCCTGGTGGCGCAGTAGGAGTCACTGACACCAAAGCGCAAAAAGAAGAACTATTGAAAGTCACTGAAGAGCTTATTGCTGCACGCAAGCAAAAAGTAGCTCTTGAAACCAATATCAATAAACTCCAAGCCGGTCTCCAAGGGGGGACGGCTGCTGGAGCGGAGCAATACAAAAAGAGCAAGAAAAACATAGAGGAGCAGACTGAGGCTTTCCGTAAACAAGGAAGTGCCGCTAAATATGCAACCGAAGAAGTCCAAAAGTGGAAAGAAAAAAACCAGCTTCCAGTAAATGCCTCAGCTCAAGATAGGGCTAATCTGGAAGCGTCTGCCGCAGAAATTAAAAAAGCGGCAATGGAAGAATACGCCGCTAAAGAAAAATTAGGGAAGCTAGAGTCTGCGGTGTCTAACGCCGCAAAAAGCCGCACCACAGAATTGGACAAACAGGCGAAATTACAAGAGCGGGTCAACCTGCTTTCTTCTACGTCTCTCACCGACTATACCAATAAGGTGGATGAGCAACGCACGCTCAATGACCTAGTTCGTGCAAATGGCGGGGATATTGAAGCTGCAACTTTGCAATATGAGATTCAAAAAGCGCAGAACGATTATCTTCTTGATGTGATGAAGAAAAAGGGCGACATCACCAGTAGGGAAGTCCAGACGGTAAAAGACCAAATTGCGGAAAAGGCCAAGGAGCTTGAAACTGAGAAACAAATCAGTAAAGAACTTGAGGAAAACCGCCGTAAAGCAATCGCCTTAGCAGATACGTTAGAACGTAGTATCTCAGACGGTATTTACTCTGGGTTCACTGATGGCATGAGTGGGTTTTTTGATAGCCTGAAATCCACTTTCCTGCGCGGTATCGCAGACTCTATTGCTTCTTCTATGCGGGGGTCTGCGGCTTCTGGTATCGGGGGGTTGTTCGGCGTGCCCAACGCTACTGGCTTGAGTGGCAGCACCAGTGCGGTTGGCTCTCTTGGGTCATTAAGTGGGATGATGTCGCTTGGCAGCACTTTGCTTAGTGGGAGCCTTTTATCCAATGGGGCGGCGCAAACCCTAAATCAAGTAGGGTATGATGCTTTCGGTATTGGTCTGACGAGTGATGGCTTGGGTACACAACTCCAAAGCACTTTTTCTCTTGGTAATGTCGCGGGTGGGTTTGCTGGAAACTACTTAGGTAATCAAGTATTTGGGGATTCTCGTTATGGATCATACACTGGGGCTGCGGGGGCGTTAATAGGGCAATCTCTCATCCCAGTCCCAGTGTTGGGTGCGGCGATTGGCTCTTTCCTCGGTAACGGCATAGGATCACTCCTCGGTCCGGGTAAACCAAATCCCGCCTCGGTATTTAATCTAACGCAAGATGGCAAAGCGTCCTTTGGTGCAAAACACATCAGCGATGAATTTGCCAAAGGTTCTTATTCGGCACTTGCGTCAGGACTAGCATATCTGCAAGCCGCTACGGGGCGCACTCTTGACACCGGCTCAAATATCATGGGCGGGTATGATCGTGGCTCGGCGTTTTACTCCATTGGTGATTACAAAAAAACAGGCGCACAAATTGTAAAATTTGATTCCAAGGATGAGGACTCCGGCAAACGCGCTATCGGTCAACTTGCAGCAATGATTGCGTCGCAAGCAACCGACCTTTCGCCCGAAGTAAAAAACTCGCTCTCCATTATCAAAAAGTCGTCTGATAACGCTATTGCCTCTTTGGATGCGGTAGCTTTCGCCTTGAATTTTGAGAAAATGGGTGATCCCGTAGAGACCATTAGCGATACTGAAAAGGCCATGAACGAACTCAATAAGCGGTTTGATGACGCAATAAAACTGGCGAAAGACCTCCAGTTGGCTGAGTCAAAAGTGGAGGACATGCGCCAAAAATCACTGGCAACATTGCGTAACACTTATAACTCGTCCATCCAAACTGCCATCACCGGTATCATAGACCCCCGCTTTGCGGCGGTGACAGCCGAAAATGAACGCTACAAAGCGCAGATGGGGGAGGCCAAAACCATCGGCGGTAACACTTCCGTGGTTGAATTACTGCACCAACTGAACATGATTCAGATTGAGGCGCAATACGTCAATGAGAAACAATTAGAACTTGCTAATGAACAACTTGAAACCGCGCAATCCTCCCTCAGTTTGTGGGATGGGCTGCCGCAATCTTTGGCTAAATCCATCGCGGATTTATCTTTGAGTGACCTTAGCACGCTATCCCCACAGGAGAAAGTTGCGGAAGCCCGCAGACAATATGAATCCTTGTTCGCGGCATCCCGCGACCTGAGCAACCCCGAAGCGGCTGCGACCGCCGCAGGAGAGCTTGCTTCCGCGGGTTCGACGCTTCTTGAATTGGCTAAGGCTTACTACGCCTCATCTACCGACTATGCTTCCATCTACAGTGAAGTGGTCATGGGTTTGGGCGACACCAAAACATTGGCTGAACGTGAGTTCGATATTGCGAAATCATCGTATGATGAGCTGAAAGCCCAAACAGAACTGCTGCAACAACTTGCGGGATCTGGCGTAAATGGGTCGTATGCCAATGCTAATGACACCTTGATAGGACTGCGCGGAGTTCTTTCGGATTCGCAATTTGCGGCAGCGGAGGGCGTTATCGCTTCCGCAACTCCCGGAGTTACCGCGGGCGGCGGTCGCAGAACGGCGTACCTAAATTCAAATGCCGCAGCCAATGCAGCGGCGGTGCAGACACTCCGCGCCCTTGGCATACCCGGCTTTGCTAATGGTGGGTACGTCACGGGAGGCATCAGCGGTATGGATTCTATCCCTGCGCTGCTTATGCCCGGCGAGAGAGTGCTAAACCAGCAGCAAGCGCGTGCCTATGCAGCTAACGACGGGGCACAAGTGGCTGAGATGCGCGAAATGCGTAAGCAAATGGCACAAATGCAAGCCCACATCGCAAGTTTGGTGGAGTTGACTGCTGAAGGCAATGAAACCCGCAAGCGTAGCATTTCTAAAGCGAAGGCGGCGGCGAATGGTTAGTTTTCTCTATGAGATAGATGCGTATAACCCGGATATGGCTTCGGTGGAAACCCTGCGGTTTTCGACCAATGGCTATGTCACCAAACCAAGCGACACCCCTGCCAACACGGAATATAAGGATGTGGTTATCAGCGCAGGTAGCTTTGCCTCGTATATGTTTGGTAACGCCCGTACTACAGGGCAATCCTCCTCTGGTTTTGGGGATTTTATTATTGCTAACGACCGCTCCTATGATTATTTACTGGAATACGGCTTCGACCGTCGGGCTTTTCGTGTTTATTCCATCTCCTCAAAACGTGCGGCTTATTCCTCTGCGACATTGATTTTCTCAGGGTTGATTGATTCTGTCACTTTTTCTTGGTCAGAAATCAGTTTCAGTTTGAAAAGTTCGCTTGCTTACCTTGATGAAAATGCAGCAGCCCAGAGTTTTCTAGGCAACAACGCCAGTAGTTCGGATTATGAGGGCGACGGGGATTTGTTAGGGCAGGTAAAACCTTTCGTGTACGGTAAAGTTTACAACATTGCCCCACCTTTGGTTAATAAAGCTTCATTGCTTTACGCAACCAATTTTAATGCGAGCGGGAGTCCGATAGCCGTCCACAGTTTTAACGCGGTGCGCGACGGCGAGGTGTCGCTCACAGCGGGGTCAGATTTTGCAACCATTGCTCTGCTCATTGGCAGCACTCCTGCCTCTGGTGCATACAATACCTGCCTTGCAAAAGGGATGTTCAAATTACGAACTGCACCGACGTATGTCGTCACCTGCGATGTCACGGAAAAATCCGCAGACGCAGACATGACTCCCGCGCAACTGGTAAAAAGATTGATTGCTGACCGTTCGCCTGATTTAGATAGCGGGGATTTTGATTCTGCTTCAGTGACTTCCTTAGACGGGAAAATTGCAGCAGTTGAAGGAATTTATGTTGCTGAGAATAAACGATTGATGGAGTGTGCAGATGACTTACTTGTTCCATTGGGATGTGCGCTTATTGGTAAACTGGATGGTTCTTTGGCTTTTACACGCCTTGAAGCCCCTTCGACAAGCAGCAGTACCCTCGAAGAAGATGAAATCTTCAAAGAAGGATTTAATCTCACAACAGAAGGTGTCCCCTACTGGCGGTTCATCGTTGGGTACAATAAAAACTACACGACGCAAGATGAAGGGTCAGTTGCGGGAGCCGCGATAACATCTGGGCGTGTGGAGTTTTCTAAACTAGAATACCGTAAAGAGATTGTAGAGAACACCGCCCTAAAAACGGCTTATCTCGCCGCAGGAGAGTATGAAGTTCAATCCTTGCTCACTGATGTTGGGGACGCGGGAACCGAAGCCTCTCGACAAGCCGCTCTGCGTGGAGTATTTCGTAAAATATGGGAAGTGCCAACCTCTCGTAGCACCATCTTAGAGTTAGGAACCACGGTCACTTTGCAGGTGTCTGCCTTCGATATGACAAATGGTTGGGATGGTGTTATAATAGGATATGAATACGACTTTGGTAAAAACTATGTGACATATCAGGTGTACGGATGACCGCTGTAATTTGCACTCGTAATTTCTTAGATTCAGAATACCTGCCCTGCTACATCACAGGCGGCTCTTGGTCTATGCCTCTGTCAAATCTCATGACAGATAACATTTCTACCGAGGTGGCTCGTTCCAGCGGCGCAACCACAGCAAATACCAAGTTCGAGGTTTCTCTGCGCGAGCTGAAAGAGATCACACTATCTGTGATACCAAAACACAATCTCGGTCGAACGGGTCTTTACCGCGTAAGATACTCCGATACCATAGCATGGGAGAACGCCACGGTTTCCACCTCTGCCATAATCGGCGCAACCAGCTTCACTTTGCTTGCGGGCGCAACTTCGGCGGCTTTGGTAAGCGGGCAATATATTAAGTTTGAAAATGATGACCAAGAATATAAAATCACCACCACCGCGACCGTTGCTCCAGCGGGTACACAAACCGTAAATATCACTCCGGCTTTAGCGGTCGCGCTTACGGGGGGTGATACCATCGAGTGTTTGAGCGGGGATTATTCTTCAGCGGTGTATGATTCTGGGTGGTCAGACGCTATTCCAATGGTTTACCCATATTTATATCCGTACTGGGGTCATCCATCTTTTTGGGATGGTAAACCGACCGCAGAGGAAATATCTCGAGAAACATATCCGATTATCATTGTCCACGACAGTTATATCTTGGCTCAATATCAATTGTGGGAGTTTGATGATACCACCAACGCGGATGGGTATTTAGAGATGCCCCGTCTTTTTGTTGGCAACGGAGTTCAACCAACATTTAATGCCAACTGGGGGTCCTCTCAAGGGCTGCGTAGCTCCACTTCAGTGAAAGAAACCCTCAATGGTCGTAGGGCTTATGACCGCCGCCCCACAGTGAGGGTTTTCGATTTGACCTTTACTGATTTACCAGAGAACGAAGTCTATTCTTATTTCTTTGATGATCTGCGTCAGCAAGGCAAGCATGGTCAGATGTTTATTGTCTTTGACCCTAACGACATCGCCCATCTGCATAGGCGCTCAATGTTATGCACAGTTGAAGAATTGCCAGCAATCAGTTATGATTACCACGGCGGCGGAATTAACGGAGATACCTACACGGCGGTATCTCTCACATTTAGATTTACAGAGGTAGTAGCATGACAATCGTACCAATAAATGGCAACACTTATGACACCTCAACATGGGAGGGGTCGCGGGCATATATCGAGGAATTTCCTGCAATGGTGAATGATGTCGTGGCGGTGGCGGCTGAAGTGGCGACTGATGCAAGTACCGCAAGCACAACCTCTGTGACAGGTACAAGCTACACCTTGCTGCTCACGGACGCAGGGAAGATATTAGAGTGCAGTAATGCGTCGGCGCAAGCAATAACCATTCCGACTAATGCGTCTGTCGCCTTTCCTACAGGGTCTATCATAATCATAGAGCAGCACGGCGCGGGGGCTGTAACGGCGACAGGCGCATCAGGGGTGACAGTGAATGGAGTGAGTGAAGGCTCTGCGACTTTAGGCGGTCAGTATTTAGGCGCGTATCTCCGTAAATCCGCCACTAATACATGGGTTCTTATCGGGGCGTTGGTATGAGTGTTGTCCATGAAAAAATTAAGGGGTTCTTAACGGGGGCTACTCCACAGGAAAGGGATTTGGCGGAGTATTCACTGTCCTTCACCGACTCCCCTGATAGAACACTTTATCAAGGTCCACTAAACTTCACTTATAATCGGGCTAAGTTTGCCATCAGTGTTTTTGTAAAAAGGGATGCGTTAGCCTCTCAGACCATTGTATCCAAGTTCTCGAGTTCCCGTGAGTTCCGACTCGGTTTCAGCGGCAATATCCCTTGGTTCGAGAGTTCTGCGGATGGCGCGGGGGCAGATGGTCGGGTATATGGTACCACCAATGTCGCGGATACTACTGATTTTCATCATTTGGTTTTACATTTTGATAGAGCACATCCCACCAGCTCAGAGAAACTCCGCCTATGGGTGGATGGTGTTCGGGAGTCAGACGGGAGCGGGTATATCGCGCCAACAGCCGATGTTTTTTCCTCCATTGCAGAGTTATGCTTGGGTGGACTCATCTCGACTCACTCCCTCGGTTTCACGGGGTTGATCTATCAATGCGCTTTCTTCTCTGGGACTACGCCACACCCGAGGTTTTTGCGTAATGCCGATGGGTCGCCAAGGGATGTACGGAAGATTAATGGTTTAGTGATGCTCGCGTCTGCCGAAGGGGGTAACGCTCTAGTTGACGGGAAACTCGCAACAAACTGGATACAAGGCTATAGTGATCTAGTCACCGCATCTTCCACAATCCCAACATAGGCGTAAAATGTTCTCAACCGATCGCATTGAAATAAACTCTATACGAAAAGAGCTTAATTACATCAGCAACCTTGTTGACGTGACATTTACTTACTCTGCCAGTGCGAAACACGTTACTGTGTCCTACGATAAACTTGCGGCTCAGTTTGGCTGGGACGGAGTGACCTACGAGTGGCTAAACCCTATAGGGCAGACCTATCGCGCAGAAGTTCATATTGACCCTAAGTTTTCCAGTCAATCATATCTTTTCTTGCATGAGATGGGTCATGTTTTAGGGATTGAACAACCATTAAACAGGAGCGCTCCATTAAGTACTACCTTGATGGCTTGGGCGGATTATGTAAACGACAATTACTCCTCCTCTCAGGTCGGAAAGATAGTAAAATACACTCATCAAGATGTTCTTGATTTATGGGCAATGTACGGTGTGTCAAAACAATATAAAGGCGACATCATCGGTGACGCTCGAAATAACAAACTTTTCGGAGGCACAAACGAAGCAGATGCCTCAGATAATTCCGAGAAACTTTTTGGTATGCAAGGCGCAGACACCATTTACGGTAACGGCGGCGACGATACAATCTATGGGGGTACGGGCGAGTTTTCTCCGGTAGATTCTGCGGATATTATTTTTGGCGGGGCGGGTAATGATTTAATCTACGGTAACGGCGGGAATGATATTTTTAACGGCGGGGCAGGGGTTGATACCTTATACGGTGGTGTGGGCGCAGACATTTTCTACGTTGATAAACTAGATATTGTTATGGATTTCCAACAAGGGGTCGATTCCTTGATATTCATATAAGCCTATGATACACTGAAACTCATGCCAAATTGAGGAGTTTTTTCATGACCACAAACATAATTGACACCACAATGGTTGCCGATGGCTCCGTTTCAGGTACTGCCACAGTTGATGGGCTTTATCGCGTTGCTGCAACCTCTGCTTCTTGGTCAGGTACGTTAGCGGGAACTTTGACCCCATCAGGACACACTCGCGCAGTAACACTCACGGGTATCTCCTACACCGCAGACACCGTTGAGGATACTGTTCGCCTGAAAGCAAATGACGTATTTACCTTGACTTTATCTGGCGCAACTTCCCCCTCTCTCAAAGTCACAGTTTCACAGGTTGGCTAATGATTTTAGGTTCAGTAATTGGAACGAGCTTAGAGAGTGTTATCTCTAATATCTTCGACAGTATTGACGGCGACAGTTTCCCCTTCGCCACAGGCGCACGCATCCCCATTTACTGCTATGGGGATTCCAACATGGCAAACGCTGGCAGGACCTATGATGAAAATAATCGTGGGCTGCCTACCATGTTGGAGTTTTATTCCAATGGGCGCATCCAGTTTTTGACAGCCAATAATTACGGTTACGGAGGAGACACGTCCTACGACCTTAAGGAATATGTCACTGGTGGAACACCAAACAACGAGCCTGAACTACACCCAGCCATTGTTATCCCGACCAACGCTCTGGTGCTTGTCGGCATCGGGACTAATGACTTGGGGAGCGCTGCGATTACCTTTGAAGAGTTTGTATCGAACATGCAAACAATCATTGCTGTATTTAAGGGGCAGGGAAACTTTATATTGATCGAAAATATCAAGCCGCGCAACGCGCTAACCACAGATACCCGCGCCCAGCTTTTGCAAATGCGCGAATGGATCACCATCACCTGCGCGGAGGATTCGTCGCTGTACGAGATTGACGGCTCTATAGCTATTGCAGAGGCTGACTGGGCTATCTCCAGCGGATATTCGCTTGATGGCCTACACCTCAACAATGCAGGGCGCGTGGCTCAGGTTCAACAGGCATGGTATAATGAGGGCGTTGAGGCTTTTATTGGCACAAATACCTTCCCGACCGCGAACTATGACATTGCGAACGACAACTTTTCAACAAGCGGCGGAACTAACTCCGCCACTTCGTTCAGCGGTTTTGTACCGACTGGATGGCGCGTGGTTGATTATGCAAAAGACACCTCAAACGCTGACATAATGAAGCAGTGTGAGTGGGCAGGAGAATGGGACGGCACAGATTATGGTCTCACTGCGGCTCTCGCTCCTAGCGCTGATAGCGATGGCCATGAATACCTCTACTTCTTCCAAGATGTAACGGGGTGGTCTGTAGGTGAGACTATTCGTCTGCAATCAAAGTTTAAGGTATTGGAAGCGACAAATGCTTATTTTGCTGGTGCAAGAATGCAGGCCACTGGCGGGGCGAGTACCACGTACGAAGCTATGGGTGCCTATGGTTCTAATTCTTTTATAGATTCTGACTTTATTGGAGTTCATCAAGATTATGGCCTTGCAGAAACGCAAGACATGATCATCCCAGAAGGGACTACTAACATTCGCATCCAGTTTACGATAGGTGTGCTGCGCCGCACAGGTTTAGCATCAAGCATATCTGTTGCGCTTAACACCATGCAGGTAAGCCGCATACCACTCACACTCGCAATCAGCGGCACGCCCACAGCGGATTGTGAAGCTGGCACGCCTTACACTGGATTCACCCCTGCCGTAGTTGGCGGCACACAGCCTTATATGTTCTCTATTGCTGCTGGCGAGCTACCAGAAGGACTATCCCTCAACACGTCCACAGGGGCTATTACGGGCACGCCTACCGTTGAAGGTATGTATGAGGATATTGTGCTGCGCGTGACGGACTATTTCGGGCTCACGGATGACCTTCCAGCGTTTGATATGGAGATACAAGCGGCAAGTGGCGTATTGTTCCAACGTCAATTAGTGCAATTAGATATTGCCAGTGGTGCAACGGCACCAGCTTCGGCGGCTACGTTATCGCCTACCTTTGACATGGCTTACAGCCTTCCAGTGTCGTATGGAGCAAAACTTGCTGTGACAACCACATCTTACTCAATGCGCGACTTTTACACGCAAGCAGTTATGGCAACTAGCAGCTTAAATACTTCGCGCTCGACTGCAACTGTTGGCACGCAAATATGCGAGATTTATTTTGCAGGGGTTCAATTGCCATCAAGTATGGTCGATTCTGTGCAGATCATTACTGGTCAATTAACCACCACGCAAGGCGCAGGTGCGGATGTAGAGTTCTCGATCCCTACCGCCGTCACTAAATCGCGTTCTGTGACCTTTGTGCAGCCTTACGCACACATTAAAGGCGCAAGCACCAATATGCAGAATAATGATGTTGCGGTTGACATCAAGTCGGATGGGACGAAGTTGCTCGTTCGCCGTTCTTCTCTTATTGCCTCAGCCACCGTTGATTTCTCCGTTGCCGTCATTCAATTCAAAGCAGGTGTTATCAATAATAAACAAGATGGAATGATTACAATTGGCACATCACAAGCGACAAATACAGCCACTATAACTAGCGTCACAACTTCCAACACAATCCTATTCCCTCGTGGGGTTCTTCAAGGTGGTGTAGCTAATAGTGCCGCTTACTATGCTTGTGCATATCCGTACCTAACAAACAGCACAACGGTAACAGCAAAGCGTGACGCAACAGGCACAACGGGCAGCACTACCCTAGATGTGTATTTCACCGCGCTGGAGCTGGTGAGTGGTCACGTTTCTGTTCAACACAAAGAAATCGTAATGACAGGCGCATCATCCGCGACAGTAGCAATTACATCTTCGGCGGATGCAACATCGTTCTTGTTGTTAAACGGCTCGTCATGCTCTGCTACAGCCTCAAGTGAGGAGCGCATCACAGCAAAGATTGCTAAAGATAGCTCCACGCAACTATCTGCTACAAGAATTATTTCTACTAATAATTGTACAGTTGCGGTGCAGGATATTCAGGTGCTCTAGCCAACAGAGGAATGATATGGTATTGTTGTGCTTACTGTATGCGGTGAACTTCAGGTTGTATAGGTGTGTCTATGGTCGAATTTTCGGAAGAAATTATTAAGTGGATTTGGGGTGGTATCACTATGTCTTTAGCTTGGTTTGTTGGGGATGCGTTTAAGCGCACTAATAAGACTGCGGAGAAGCTAGAGGCTTTTCAAATCCACGTTTCAGAAACGTACCACAAAAAAGAAGAAGCATCCAAGCTAGAGGCTTTTCAAATCCACGTTTCAGAAACGTACCACAAAAAAGAAGAAGCATCCAAGCTGAGAGATGAGTTGCGTGAAGATATGCACCTCGTAAATGCAAAAATTGATAGAGTCATTGAACTTCTTATGGCAGGTAGAAAATGACCGCGTTACTTTCAACCCTACTAGGCTTTTTATCCTCTGGTATCCCCCATCTCCTAGATTATTTTAAGTCGCGCCAAGATAACGCGCACGAATTGGCGATGCTGCAAATGCAGATCGAAGCAGCAAAAATTGAAGCACAAGGTAAAATTCAAGTCGCTGAATATCAAAGCGCCGCATCCATAGATGTCGCAGAGCAGCAGCGTTTTATGGCTGAAGCCGTATCAACGGGTATTCATTGGGTTGAGGCGGTGCGTGCTACCGTTCGCCCGGTTATCACCTATTGGATATTTGGGCTTTACACAATGGTGAAAGTTTGGCAATATCAGATGATAGCGCACCCTGCATTGCCTTGGCAGTTGCAAACATTGTGGACAGAAGATGACGCAGCTATCTTATGTGCGGTGGTCGCTTTCCATTTTGGAAGTCGGTCATTCAATAAGATACGAGGACAAGGATGAATCAGCAGCAATTCCTAACTTTTACCCATCTCGCCGAAGCTAAAGGGCATAAACTAAACCCGCCTATTGAAACCTCGCAAGGATGGGAAGCCATTGCGGAAAAAGATGGCAAAGCGGCGTTCACTGGTATCGCATCTACTCCTGAACGAGCCATGCACCTCTGTGTCCACAGTATCCCCTAGAGGTTTATCATGCGCTCCGTACCTTCCCCCGCTATCGACATCATTGTGGCGTTTGAAGGGTTCAGCGCGAAGCCATATTTATGTCCTGCGGGCATCCCCACCATTGGTTATGGAAGCACCCAATACCGCAATGGGAAAAAGATAACACTAAAAGACCCCGCAGTCACAAAAATGCAAGCAATGGATATTTTGCTGCATGAGGCGCAAAAGTTTGCCAACGCGGTGGATGCGATGGTTCACAGCCCGATGACAGATAACCAATTCTCGGCGCTTATCAGTTTCGCATATAATCTTGGTTCTGGGAGATTGCGTGCCTCCACCCTGCTCCGTAAAATCAATCGCGGGGATTATTTTGGCGCAGCAAATGAGTTTGATAAATGGGTTTTCGCAGGAAGAAAAAAATTGAAAGGACTGGTGCGCCGTAGATCCGCAGAGAAATGGCTTTTCCTATGTCCGTGACCCACCCAGATGGTATTGAGCTTCGATTCAAAAGAGGTCAGCTATTGGTCACACGGGTTATCCCGGGGGAGATTGAAAGGAAATACTATGATTCCGACGTTTCAGCTTGGGTCACACGATACAAGCCCGCTTTCAGCATCACCTCAGATGAAAACGCGCTGAGTGATGACTGAACACCACTCAACGCGCTACAACAGACTCTGACAAGGAGTATTCTCACTATCCCAAAAACTTGCTCACTTGTCAAACTTTTTTGTTGCTGCGGTGCAAACAATGTCATATCCTTCGTGCTGACAAACAAGGAGTCTGATATGAAAGTACAACAGCTAGAGAATGAAGTTTCAGATGTTTTTATTGATAGAGTGGCTAGGGTCAGCTTTGATGGGATGGAAAAACCTCGTACCCCCGAAGAAGTCACCCGACTCACCAAGTTCTTAGTCCGTGAAAACCATTGGACACCATTGGCTCATGGGATGTTGACTTTGGTTTGTCACGAGAAAGTCCTCCCAGTTGAGGATATTTTACAAAGCCGCCGCCTCTTAGCTGGACTGCATTTTTACCGCGATCGGAACACTTGGCGGATTACGGGCAGTTTGTGGGGTTTCCTGCAACTTGGCTCTTTCTTAGGGCTTAAAGAAATTTTCGATGTTCTCGAGGGTAAAGCCCCTGTTGCGGTGGCTGCGTTTATGGATAAACATAACCTCGCCCCCGCCACCACTGATAAACGTCTTTTCCACTATGGGGAAACCCCGTCACACCACCAATGGGCAACTTTCTTGATTGAAGTGCCATTTCCTATTCGTACCCAGATATTCAAACATAAAGATGGATTCGTTGAAAATGAAGTGAGCCGTCGATATGTCAACAGTACGCCAGAGTTGTTTGACCTCGACGGATGGCGCAGCAAGCCATCGAACGCCAAACAGGGCAGCGGAAGGCAGATGTATCTCTCTGGTTGGAACGAAGCCCTAACTTGGCTTGCGGATTATCTCGCCGTTGCGTCCTACAACCGCTTAATCCGCTTAGGCGTTTGCGCGGAGCAAGCCCGTTTCAAATTGCCGCAGGGGGCAATGACTAAGTTCATTTGGACTGGCACAAAAGAAAGCTACGACCGGTTCTTTGGATTACGAATCAAGCCCGACGCACAATTGGAAGTGAAGCTGGTAGCACAACAGATAGCGAAAACGATTCATTATGAGTCCCAAAAACTCTAACGCTGGGTAGGACGGCTATTTACTCTGTGATAAATTGCCCGTTCTCAATAGGGATTTCATTCCCGCACTCTGGGCAAACTAAAGCGATGATTTGGTATGAACTGGTGAGGACGACCGCAAAAGTGTCCCCTTCCCCACAAGAGCAACAGCCAAAGCAATTGCTTCCTTGTCCAGAAAAATCTACTTCTATGACTTTACCCATATCACTTCCTAAAAAAGTGGCAACCGCATAACACGGTTGCCGAGGGGGAGAGTTGCCGTTTGATGGCTTAAAGATCTTAGCAAAGAATCATTCTTGATTCAAGCGGTGTCGCCATCCGATTTTCCCTTGGTATTGGAGTTTTTCAAGGATGCCCTCCCGCAACTTGGTGTCCTCCAAAGGGATCAAAACCCTCTCCTCTCGTGATTTCTTTTCGGCTTCCACCAAATCATCAAATCGGCTTATGCTTTCTGTTTCCATAATTCACTCACTTTCTCAAAGGTTGTTTTAACTTTTTCTAATTCGGGATGCTTATGAATCCATTGTCCTGTATCGGGGCTAAATTCGGTCATAAAGAACCAATCTAAATCTGGGCGACCTGTTTGCACAAACGGCTGGATCAATTTACACAACGCGTCAAAGGTTGCATCGTCCAAAAAACTCTCTGATTTGAACTCATAGCCATAGGCGGCTGCGCTCACCATGATTCGCAGCCAGCGTTGGCGGCTTGGTTCGTCTGGGAAGCATAGGAGTTTCTCAATCATTGGTTTTCTGCCATTCACTCACGATCAGCGCGTTGGTAATTAGATGATCAATGTGAGGTAGCCCGCTCTCTTGATCATGCGTTTCACCAGACATCAAAGCGAGGTAGTGCCGCTCTAAGGCATCCATATATCTTTCCTCTAAATTTTCCACTAACTTATGGTTATCTGGCGCGTATTTCTTCACCCCATACTCGAGAACTGCAAGAACACCCATGACCGCACGATTCAAGGACTTAAACAGCAGGTGCGGGCGCGGCTTGTCTGAATCGTGTTTTATGCCTGTTTCTGACATATTGTTCCCCCCCAAGTTTCAAAAGTTAGATAAGATAATGCTATTGCATCGGCTTCATTGTCGTCAACTACTTTGTGCCCCTTAGCTTGCATCGCTCGTATCATCGCTTCTTTGCTTGCTTGTCCGTTACCTGTAGCGTGTTTTTTAATCTGCCCAACCCCGAAACCTGTGTAGGGGATTTTGTTGATTTCACACCAATAAGTGACGTGGTGTTGAAACCCCCCGTACATCTGAGCAGCCCAGATTGCTGAATGGGCTTGCACATCTTCAATGCTTACTAAAGCGAAATCATACGCTTTTTGCAAACTGTTTAAATGATCATGCAGCCGAACCCAGCGCATCCCGCCACCTTCAAATCGCATCGGGTCTAAATCCGCCTTACCCGTTGCAAGAACACCCGCTGCACCAATAACTGCCCAGCCCAAGTTTGTGCCAAGGTCAAGCGCAAGAATGTTACCCTTTTTTATACCTATCTCCGTACCAACCAGCCACTTTAAGGGGCAAATCTGGTGCCCATTCGGGGCGTGTAGATAGCAATTCGCAGAAGTGCTCATGATTGCCAACTCCTTTAGGTTTTTCTGATATTACTTCGTCATGTACTGTCAGCACTGGCGGATAGCCCGCAGCATCAAGCCGCAACATGGCTTCCGCCATTAAATCCCGGGCAACTGCCTGTGTTGCGTTCTCCACCAAAGCTCCGCCGTAAGTGCCTTGGCGCATCCATTTGCGGTTTTCCCCAGTCCCCATAAAAGTGAGAACTCGAGCAGGTCTGCCCCACCGAGAGGTTTCTTTCACGAGTGGCTCACGGTAGGCGAGCTTGCGACCCGAGGGCAGCCGTAACCATAAAAACTCATCGTCGCACAGCCAAAACAGTTTCCCGCATTGTACCACTTCCCCTTTTCTATCCACCGCAGCAATCGCGGTAGCTTCCATGTCTGCCCAAAATTGCACAATGCGTGGGAATTTCTGGCGGTACATAGTGATGATCTGTTTGCAAAACATCAGCTCATGGAGATTACGCCCTAAAGACATATCCGCATCATGGAGTTGTTTCTGATTCTCTTGCGCCCACCACTCAACCGAACCTTTCAAATCTTCGTAGTTCCTGCGGATGACGGGCTGCATCAGTTCCTCTGGCATCTCGATTTTATAGCCTTTGCAGGTGATTAAGAACTTGAAAAACCCCATACCGTAGCCGCCGCCGAGAATAACCTGCTTACCCAACTGCCGCTCGTTACCATCTGGGTCAATTTGTTCTGGGTCTTTATTGTAGAGAGTAGAAGCCATCTCAACATAAATCCCTCGCCCACTATCAAACCCCGCTAATGCTTCTGCCTCCCCTGCAAGCCATAACACCACGCGGGCTTCAATGGCATTGTAATCCGCCACATAAAATTCCTTGCCGTCACCTGCAACAATCATGGACCGTATCAATGAGGACATCCAAGACATAATGTTCGGGTGATTCTCCATAAGCTGCAAAGTTGGCGTAGTACGAAGTTCGGCAACCAACGCCTCGAAGTCGTCCTTTTTGCCAAAGATGCCCCGCGCCAAGTTCTGCATCTGGATGCCCTTACCCGTCCAGCGACCGGTGGAAGCCCCATGATATAGGAGATGCCCCCGCGCACGCCAGTCGTCGGTGTTGCTCATTTGAATGAGTGCCTCATACTTTGCGGTACTGGACTTACCTGCTTCTTGAGAAATGGATAAGACTTCCCGGACTTTTTCATCCATGAATGGGTCGAGTAGTTTTTTATACACAGCATCTTTAGACACTGAGTCCATTGGCTCCCCATTGAAGGAACACCACTGTGACAGTTTGGCGTACTGCTTAAATGAAGTCACTTCGCCCCCCGTCATCGCGGTGATAACTCCGACAAAATGCTCTTTCAAATGGGAAAGATGCTCCAATGCAGCAAACACCGCAGGGCGGTCAATCTTCACGCCGCTCCAGTTCATCCGCTGGTCTAGTAGCCAAAGTTGGTTTTCTTTAGGGCTGAGGTCGCGCAGAGCCTTATCAATGGCTCGTTCTGCTTCAACGTCCTGCATACAGTATTTGTAAAGGGTGATATATTCTTGATGTGTGCCGGGTATGCGCGAAGGATTGTTCTTTGTCGGTGTGCGGTACTTGCACAGCTTGAGCATGACTCGAGAGCCTTCCTCGTCTTTCACGGTGCTTAAACCAAGGGCTTTGCCACACTCCCCAAGGCTTCTTGGTAAGGCGTGAACAGACGCTTTGGCTAAAGTGCAAACCCATTTATCTTCTAGGATGTGTGTCCACCCCATTTTAGGCTCGCAGATATTGTACCAGATACAGCGTTCAAAGAACGCATTATGCGCGGCGATTTCTGCACCATGCTCAATCCATGCAAACAGTTCTACTGGCAGCGGATCGCCAGCTTTCCATAAATATACAGGAGAATCATCTACGCACCACGCCATGCACAGAACCACAGTAGATGGATGCTTACTATATTCGTAAGCACCCACCTTCTTGATGTCTGCGTATGAGCGGGTTTCAAAATCAATATGAACCCGCGCCATACATTAACCATGGAAAGTCTGTGGAGTTACCCCGAACACCGCATTGGCATCTTGAGGATACGCTTGCGGCTGCACTGGTTGAGCGAATTGCTGCGGTTGTGCATACTGCACTGGTGCAGCAGGTTGAGCGAATTGCTGCGGTTGTGCATACTGCACTGGTGCAGCAGGTTGAGCGAATTGCTGCGGTTGTGCATACTGCGCTGGTGCAGCAGGTTGAGCATACAGAGCGGGGTTGTCAGATCCATCTGATACAGGAGTGAAGAAATCGGTGGCATCATAGCGAGTGCCGCCCCAAGGGGTGCTATCCGCCACTTTTTGAATCTGGAGTATGTTTATCGCCAGACCACTATTCTCTTTACCTTTGAATGTGTAGAAACTCAAAACTGCCCGCACCTTGCACCCCGGGTAAAAAACTTCCTCAATTCGCTGAGTAGGCACTAGCTGCCCCGTGGTATCTACGCAAGCAACCGGGTATCTGTTTGAAGCTGAAAGAGCAGCCATACCTTGGAGGTTATGGTATTTTAACGCTGGCACAGTACCATTGCGGTTTGGAGCATCTTGGTCTTTGAAGAACATATTTTCAGTGTAAATACGCCCAGAAGATTTGAACTCAGTATCAAATACCGCTTTAGCTTGTTGGTAAAGATCAACCCAAGGGGTTGTGTTTTTTCGGGGATCGGCATTACCAGCAACCACTCCAAGAGGAGAAGTAAGCTCAATTTTAGGAACTACCAAAGATACGGTATATTTCGGTTCGCCAGAATCAGAAGCTTTTGGTTTTGCTAAAGATGGAAAACTTAAAAAACAATGGGCGGTTAAAAATGCGTTCTGTGACATAATAAAAATCTTTCTAAAAATTGTTAAAAATGAGTAAATTAAATAACTGCTTCGAGTAAAATACCTTCGGTGATAGCTGGTCTTTTATCCTCCGCAGGTGCAAGAACAATATCACCTTCTGGTTCATAGACAAGCGAATTCATCACTTCATCTACTTGTTCTTTTGTGCCGAGTTTTTTCTTCAAGAGCTTTTCTAAATCGCCAAGCCCTAAAAGTTCTCTCTTCAGCACCTCGTCACCATACTGGCTGACGAGTTTGGTTTTCGCATCTTCCTTATCATAGAAAGTGCGGTGTTTATTACTGCGAACCAGCTTATGTTCTGGGATCGCAATACCCTGTTGCGCCATTGTTGTGGCTGCAATCTCGACAGCAGACAGCCAATCGAGGATGTCTTTCTTATGCTCCAGAATCTTCGCGAGATGCTCAGGCTCCAATTGCGAAATTTCTGGTAGTTGATATGGTTTTTCTATTCGCATAACAGAGGTTGCGCTGTTGTGGCGTGCGGGGCAAATGCCTTTGGCACGACAGAAAGTGCAATGCTTACCTGCCACAACTGGCGCATCTTCGGCTTCAGTGGCTTTTGCGGCTTCGCGCAACCGCTCAACAAACACTGTTTCCAACCAAAGTGGTGAATAGGACGCACGTTTGATGGGGTTTCCTGCGGCGCGAGGCTGGACAATGATAAGCTCTATTTCATCTACTGAGCCAGCGGGAATATCTTTCAATGCCCCTAAAGCGTAGTACATTAGCTGGGAATTATCATCCGCATCTACGATCTTGCCTTTGCCGTGTTTGTAATCCACTACTATTAGCTTACGGCTCTGGGGCAGCAAGGCACAAAAGTCATTCGTACCGAACATCCCCGCATGAACCCAAGACAAATCAAACTTGCGCTCAAACCCATAAAGTGGTTGCTGGATACCCAACGTGGTTCTCTCTGCCTCGCAACGTGCAATAATTTGTGTGACTAGATTCACATAAACCTGCACCGCTTCAGCCATTTCTTCATCTACCTGAAAAGTAAACTGACCAGAGGTGATTTCATTATAGATAAAGGCACTTGCGGGCATTTGCAACGTCAGGCACATCTCTGCAAGCGAATGTGCAGCAGTACCTTCAGCAGCGTATTCTTTTGGTTCCTCTTTAGGGGCTAAAGCAATCAGCCGTAGCGAACCTGGGCACGCCATCCATCTATCAGATGAAGAAGCCCCTAATACTGCGTGTGCGCGATCATCAGACATTTTTTACCCCCAGTCTATTCTCTTTGGCAATCGCACTTCGCCGAGCGGAATACGCAGGGGCGACGGGAGGATAATTCAAAGGGAGGTTGAACTTTTCGAGGTATTGCCCCCAAGTATACCCGCGATTGGTTACATATTTACGCAGATTGGTTGTTCGATGCCCATCAAGGAGGCAGGTCAAATAATCTGTCTCAATCGGGATCTCTGCGGGACCTAATGAATCAAAGACAGTATAGATCTCCCGAATTGCGCTTGGGGTATCAATGAATACATCTTTCGCTGCACTGGCTTTAATCAGGGCTGCCACCACTGTGGCGGTTGCTAGTTCTTTACTCATCGGATGATACTCCTACCGCAAGGGGTGGTGTTATGTTGCGTTTTTTAAGTTCTGTTTTTAATGATATGAATAAATCTGCCAGATCCCAGACATCTTTAGGGTCTAATGATACTCCAGCTTCTTGACTGCCTACAAACAGTTCGATTGTGCCAACGCCATTATCCAAGGAGGCTACCGCATTAAACCTGCCCTCCGTGATAGATATGTTTTCCCAAGTGCGGGTGGTTGTTTTAACTGCCATAATCTTGCTCCTCATGGTATGTTTTTAATCATCAGACGAAGGCAACATCCCCAACGCTCGCAGGTAAACGGCAAGCAGGTGTTCTTCTTCATCCCGTTCATTCGCTGCCTTCTTTCTGAGTTGGAGAACTTGGCGCATGATTTTCGGGTCGTAGCCAGCTCCTTTAGCTTCAGCAAACACGTCACGGATGTCTGCGGTCAGGTCAGCTTTTTCTTGCTCTAATCGCTCAACCCGCTCAATATAGCTACGGAGTTGTTCGGCGGTAATGTTCCCTATGGCAGTCATAATGGTACTCCTTGAAAATTGGTTGCGGGGAAGGGACTCGAACCCTTGACCTCTTGGGTATGAACCAAGCTAGCTGCCGCTGCTACACCCCGCGTTAAAGTGTCGTCTCTCCGACTGTCACGCCTAACGCTGACGTTTGCGACAAAACCCTCTTGAACAATGGCTAAGAAGTCAGAGGGCATTTATGTCCACTGGTTGCTTTAATTCAACCAACAGGAACGCTTTTTCCAGTTTAGACAAGAACTCATGTCCTCTACCTAGTGAAACTAGAGAAGTGAATGGGTCTGATGTTGGAGGTGCGCCTAAAACCTTAGTGATCAAAGGCATCGCAACCGTCCCAGCGAAAGTGTTATCCCCTTGAGTAGCGGAAGCAACGATGATCTGCTGTGTGATAGTGCGCAATAGATTCACATCGGCACCTGCTGCCTCAGTGACACCAAAGCGGGATACTGGCGCAACTCCGAAAAGCGCGTTTGCATCTGGTGCGGGGATTTCAACATTAACTGGCGCGATAGTCACCACGGGCATATCAATTACCACTGGTTCAGACGGTGCAGCGGGGGTGATTGGCGCAGGAGTTTCAATAGTGACCCCAACTGGCACATGGGTGATAATCTCGCCGCCGGTGATTTTCGCTCCCTCTATTTCTGCCTTAGTACGGCGAGTACGTTTTTTTGGCTCTGTACCCGCTTGAATTGGTACAAACTCCTCAATACTGGTGTTAGCTTCGCCAAATTCAGCGGCACTTACCAATCGTGCGATGTTTTGAAATGTTACCCCCACAGAATCCAATAGGCGTAGAACTTCATCTAATGCTACAACTTTAGTCATTACTTGCTCCTTTGTTAGTAGTTAAGTTGTAATCTCGTTATAGTAAGATTGTTTTATACTGTCAATAACTATTTTCATCCTTTTATGCAAAGAACCTGCTTGAGCGTAGCAACGATCTCTACGAGGTCTTCTTGTGAGCGCATGACATCATCAATGTTCTTGTACGCCCGAGGCGATTCATCAATAACCCCTCTATCTTTACGACACTCAACGCCAGAGGTTGCCCTTGCGTGTTCTTCTAGCGTAATTTCTTTTGCTGCTTGCGTTCGGGACATCACACGTCCGGCACCGTGGGAGCAAGAACAGAACGCTTTAGCGTTGCCCTTCCCTTTAACGATGAATGATTTTACACCCATTGAACCTGGAATAATGCCTAAATCCCCCTCACGCGCACGAACTGCACCTTTACGGGTCACATATACATTTGAACCCATGTGGTTTTCTCGCGCAATGTAGTTGTGGTGGCAGTTTATCGCTTCCATAGTGACTTCAACCCGATTGTCAAAATGCCTCTGCAACACCCCAAAAACAAGACCCAACATGACTGAGCGGTTATCTCTAGCGTATTCTTGTGCTAGGTTCACGGCGTAAACATAGTCATCAAAATACTGTGAGCCTTCTGGGATATAGGCTAAATCTGTATCAGGCAAATGGATATGCCATTTCTGCATCTCTTCTTTAGCCTTATTGATAAAGAAATTACCGATGTTATTCCCGAAATTACGAGACCCGGAGTGAAGCATCGCCCATACGTTATCCTCAGTATCAAGGCATAATTCGATAAAATGATTACCACCGCCGAGGGTTCCGAGTTGAATACCGATGCGAGATTCATTGAAGAAATTACCATATCTATCTGATAAACACTTTGCGCGTCCTAGATAGTTTGCAGCTCGCCCTGCGCTAATGGTTTCGCTATGAGCATTGAAACCGGTAGGGACTACAGCCTCAATATCTGATCGTAGTTCGGCTAAGGAATCTGGTAAATCTTTTGCGGTCAAGTTAGTTTGAACCGCTACCATTCCGCAGCCAATATCAACTCCGACCGCCGCTGGGATAATTGCGCCTTTGGTAGCTATAACAGAGCCGACCGTTGCGCCTTTACCAAGATGCACATCGGGCATAACAGCGATATGTTTGTAGATAAATGGCAGTTGTGAAATGTTTTTTAGTTGCTGAAGTGCTTCTTCTTCAACGGGTACAAAATCCGTCCACCCAAAGATCTTATTGGATAATAATTGCATAAATCTCCCCGCTATATGGTGTGACGTGTAGGTATCGCACCTACCTCTTATGATCTTCAGGCATACGCTAATCTATCCCAGCTACCGTCACGTGTTTTTTTGGTCAGGGTGGTAGGACTTGAACCTACGATCTCCAGTTTCCAAAACTGGCGGATTAACCAAACTTTCCCACACCCTGTAATTAACAATCAAGTTGTAATCTCGTTATAGTAAGATTGTTTTATACTGTCAATAACTATTTTAACAGTTTTCCCAAAATAATTTCTTTGTGCGCGTTTTTTGTGAGCATAAGTTGGTCTAGGGAATTGGAATAGGCGATAAATCTTGCCAGTACGGGGTTCTTCTGCCCCCGCCTACAAAGCCTATCAATCGCTTGACCGATTGCGCCATAGGTGTTCGGGCTGTGGTTTATCTCGGCAAAAACAATCTGGCAGCAAACGTGCTGCAAACCGTCGATGCCGGTACCCATTGCATCAATGTTGCCGATGATAACCCCACATTCTGGGGAGGATATGAACCTTTGTAATTCGCTGTCGCGTTTCTCTTTAGATTGCCCCCCTATCACTAATGCGGGGTAATATGCCTTGAGTGCCTCGTTGAGTGCCTCAACCACTTTTTTATGCACCGCAAACACCACAACTTTCTCTCCTGCGTGAGCTACTGCATCCACAATCTCCGCCACTTGCGGCACTTTAGAGAGCGCAAGCTCTTGCTTAATTTCCGCAAGCTGCGCGATGAGCGGGCGGTCATCATCTTTTTTCTTGAGGTCAGCGGCTTTAACAGTCGTTTCAAGATTCTCCACCCAGTCGAGATGGTTCATCGCCAGTTCAAGTTGAAACTCGGACTCCAAAAGGTTTGTCACTTTTTTCGGATCGACCTCGATAATCTGAAACCGCTTGCTTGGTAGCTGCGGCAGGAGTTTCTCTTTATCGCGGCGGATCATAATGGATTCTCGCAATATCCGGTTAAGTTGTGCCTCATTGGATGCGCCAGTGAATACCCAGCCAAATTTAGCTTTGAATCCAGCACAGAAGTGCTTGCCAAAACTCATAAAGTCGTCGTAAGGCGCAATCGCTTGCTTCGCACAAGCGGCCAGTAGAGGGTAAAACTCCACCGGGCGATTCAACGCCGGCGTGCCGGTAACATCTATGAACTTTTGGCACCGATGAATCAACCCGTGAATGTGGTTCACATCTTTGAACGGTTTACGACTAAACACGCTTTTAGTACGCTGCGCGGTAGCCTCTTTCAATGCGTGCCCTTCATCCACCACCAACACCTGCGGATGCCAGTCATTGATTAGCTGCATGAGGTATGGCTGCGTGAGTAAGTCGTAGCTGCTGACAATCAAGTTAGTGTTCTGAGGAATTTTATCAATCTTGCGACCGTCAATAACCAAAATGTTGAGCCGCTGCGTTGACCATTCCTTAAACTCCTTCACCCAGTTGGTTCTCACCGACGCGGGAACGGAACAGTAAATGCGCTGCGGCTGGGTCACGTTGCAATACCCGATGACTGTAGCCGTTTTTCCAATACCCGGCGGGTCAGCTAATAAAGTGTTGCGCTCGTTTACCATTATCTCGATTGCCGCCCGCTGCTACGCCGCGAACTCTTTGCCCACTGGCGCAGGGACGATACAATCCGAATGGGTCGCGGAGGACTTCTCAAACCGAGAAAGTTTGAACCGAGCATGAGCAATTGCATCTGGCGCACAAGGTAGTCCGATGAGCTTTTTAGCATCATCTGTCCACCAAGTACCGTTGCCAAAAATCCAGCCACGATTTTTCAGTTCGTGGCGTTCGTCAAAGGTGCACTGGGCAACAAAGAGCCTACTTGGTGCAAGATGGACTAGCATTGAGGGAAACCAAGGTGGCTAAGAGGATTGCTCGGATGTTCTGCATCTTCTCGCTTCATGACTTCACCAATTCTAAAAAAGGTTTACCATCTGCCCGATCCATAAGCCGAATATATGCCTCCACAGGAAGCACTAAATCCTCATCCGCGATCAAGACATAGGAGTCCAAAATGGTGCACTCCTCCATTACTCGATGCACCCAGCGAGCCGCCCTCTGTATTAGCGCAGAAGGGGCCTTTGGGTGGACAATTTTAACATCCCGTTTGCCACAATGCGGGCACTCGATGGTGTTGAAAACTTGCATCCCGAAGGGGATTCCACCGCGAAAAAACACTACCGGCATCATCAGCCCCGGCACCGTAGTGTGCCGATACTCATGGACACCGAAGAAACATTTTACTCCAACAGACATGAAACCCCCGATAAATCGACAAACCATTTGGGCGGGTGTTCCTTCGGAAACCCTGACCACCGGTTACGTTTTTCATCAAATTGAGAATAGCATACATGCACCTGTTTTGTCAGCGGGTTGCGCTGCCCAAACACCAAAAGGTATCGGTCTTTTGGAGCTTCAACTATTGGCTTGAGCGTTAAGTTCATTTCGCAATTCCTGTATGTGTTCGTAAAGCATTTCAATTTCTAACGCCATGTGGAAATACAGTTTGTCTATCGGGTATGCCTCCGGTACACGTTCGTCAATGGCTTTTTTACGTTGTTGGAAAGATTCTTGAGGGGTCATTGATTTTATTCCTTAACGAAGATGCCGTTGATAAGTTTGCCTTTTCGGTCTTTAATCTGATTCCACGCAGCCGCTAAACATTCCTCAAATTTCAAATCCGTACAATCCTTCGTGTACTGCTTGAGTTGCAAAACTGCTGCACTGTAGGCAAATTGTGTTCGGGTATAAATCAAAACTGCAAAAGATTTTGTCATTCTTTCAAAGGACGCGCTGTCGGGGCGTTCTTGGTAGAGATAGGTTTCCTCGAGTTTGAAACCATCCATCTCTGCCATTACGGTTAGCACCACGGCAATATCCCCGATTGCATCTTCCATAAGCGCATAATTTGATTCAGCTATGGCTGTTCCCAACTCTCCGAGTTCTTCAAACAGCTTAGAAAACTGGCGGGCTGGCGTACTATCTTGAGTGATATTCCGCGCATACGCCCACTGTCTAAAATTTTCAAAGTATTGTGATTCCATTGGTTTGCTCCTTAGTCAGTTGATATGATGTTTATATTTTATTAAGCTTTTACTGTCAAGATATTTATGCCAGTCTTTCATTGCTGAAAGTTCAGTTGCTAGTTACCACACGTTGCAACTGCGCCGCTGGCTCGGCGCGAACCCATATTAAGCCTTCTATCGCTTGGGTTTCTACCCACCCAAGCAAACGTAAACATTTCTGCACTCGCTGCAAATCGTACACTGTACTCTGGCGCACAGTGCCGCCCAGCGCACACTGTAAGATTTCGTGAGCTTGTACCTTTTGCAGCGGGTGTTCGGTGTAATTGTTACCATCCAACCACTGTTTTATCTGCATTTGCCATGGGTCAACCATGGCATATTTACGCACTTCATCTTTAGCTAGGTTTTGAAGTTCGGCGGTTTCCAAAAATGTTGGGAACTTATCAAGGTACATCTGATACGCTTGCGCCCATATTTGATCGCGATCTGCCTCAAGTGCGCGAGTATTGAACTCCTGCTCGCATTTCACCGCCCAGAAGCGGCGGTTATCTTCGTTTTGCAAGAACTGGGGTTCGTTGGTTGTGCCGATGAAGATGATCTGGCGTGGGAAATCCGCTGGGAACTTCTCATAGGGTACGCGGAAAGTGTCAATTGTGCGTGATAGGAAGTCTTTAACTCGCGTCCATTCGGCTTTTCTAATGTTATCTAATTCCGCAAATTCGGCAATCCATTTACCACGTAGAGATTGCTCCGCTTCGGACTTGGCGGAGCCAAGATGTCCAATAGAGCCAAGATACCAATGCCCACCCAGAATCCGCGCAGCACTGGATTTTCCGATGCCTTCTTTGCCGTACAAGATGAGCATATT